CATGGCAGTAAAGATCTTGCCAAGGGCCTCAATTTCAGCAGGCGTGGCAACTGAAGTGACAGTTGACACGTATTTGATCTTCTTCAAATCACTTAGGGAAGGAGCTGTATTAGGATTTGAGAAGTCGGCTGGGCTCTGGGCACCAGCTTGAGCAGCAGTTGGTGGTACATCTGATGGGTTAGAAGCTGTAGGTTGGTTTTCCATAGTTGAGTTAAATTGTTTGAATTTAACTAGATAACAAATATGATTTCACAATTGAGGAAAACTTAACCCGTTCCAAGGGGAGAAGTTGATTGCTTTAAGAACTTCGGGTGTGTTTGGACAATTTGTTATAACTATGGCTGCACCGTCAATGATGACCTGGCACTGATTGACCTGTTTGGGTTGCAGAATGTGTGTTGTAGCAATGATGCTGGTGAGTATTACGGCTAATGCTAAAACTAAATTTATTGGTGAGGACAATACCCAGTGTAAGAATGAAGATAAGTATGAGGACATTAAGCTTGTTTCCTGAGTGAAAGTAGGATTGTTGCTGCGGAAAGTAAGAAATCTTCTTAGTTCCGTCTTGATACTGACCACCAAAGGGTAGTCTGTGCAAATTATCACCTGCAACTGGTTGATAATGACTGTTTTGGAAGTAAATGCAAGCTGACAGTAGAAAGGCTATAGCAATGATTTTATACGTGTCAGTAAGATCAGCTCTAGGAGTCAGACCTGGCATTTAGTTCACCAATTGTGAGCTTTGAAGTGTGTCTAGTGAGTGAAATGAAGGTTTTGGCAGGATTTTCTTGAACAGCACCAGCAAGTGTGGTACAGTAGAAAGTAACTTCACTAAACTCGAGACCAGCTAGTTCTTCAGAGCTTGTAGTCTCAACTTGATCACCTACAAATTCCAAAACTTCTTTTTCTGAAGCAGAAATGTGTTCAGAGGGGTCCACTGCGAAAGGATCAAAGTATTCTACTGTGTCGTCTTGTACTTTGACTGACTCAATGTTAAGATCAAATAACTTGTTTAGTAGAGCAGCAGTGGATTTGCCAAATCGGTGTGTTCTGAAGGATGTGTAGTTGGGTGTTCTCAACCTTTCAATGTAAGTGCACTGACAGGGGTCACCAAAAATGGCTAGTTTTGGTTCAGGAAAACTTTCTAAGAGATGGTACTCGTCAACAATGTCACACAAGGTATTTGGAAAACAAGAAAGGCAAACTTGTGAAATTTTATTAGCTTTATCTAAATAACAAGGCCTAGGTGAACCTATAACTAAGCTAGGGTATGCAGAAAATAAAGTCCTAAGCAATGTGGTTTTCCCAGTTCCAGCAATTCCGTGCACAACAATGATTCCTTCAGTGTTAATCTTGTGTTCAAATTTGTGTAACAGAAGTAAATTGATCAAAGTTGATCTTTCCATTTCAAACTGGGGAAAACTTAACCCCTTAATGGGTTGATCTTGGTGGACTTTTCTCCCCAAGACGCATGGCCTCGCCTTGATGGAGTTTGTGAAGCTTTCTCACAGCTAGGAAATGTTGTTCAGCTTCATCGGGGGTTAGGTAGTCATGCAGTTGGTCACCCATTTGGTATGAATGCTTCATGTCAATTGCATAAGATCTGGCTGCTGTGTGCAGATTGCCAATGGCTTCTTGCAGCATAATTGAGGCATGCATTTTAAGTGGATTTTTAATTATACCCCCTGGTGTGAAAGTCCAACCACAAAATTCAGCGTAATCCCCTTTAACCTGTTTTGGGTACAGCGTTTTTGAAGTGAGTTTTAGTAGATTTTGTAACTTCCTGAATGATTTCTTTTCACTCACAACTCCATCTAATGCCATGTCGTCACCGGCATACACTTGCTTAACAGTGTTGTCAATATGGAATCTTGTGGCAGTGTATGCAATCGAACACTCAGTGTTAGCGTCAAATGTGGGACCTTCACCAGATAGTCTCATTATTGAGAGTGTTCCAAGGAAAATTTTTGCATTCAGCTTGATGTTGATGTAGCCTTCAATGACATCAGCTGGAATGTTAAAAAATTTTGCTTTCATGACTTCAAATTGAAGCATTGCTCCATCTTGTGACTGATCAAAAGCAGTGAAGTCATTTGTTTGGGCGGTTCTGTTAAAGTTCCAGCCATCTTTGACAAATTTATTGAGATCATCAGTTGTGGTTTCACAATTGATGAATATGTGTTTTGGCTGGAATCTTTGCCGCATTTTCCTTAAGTACCTGGCCATAGTACCATACAACATGACTGTTTGTTGCATAAAAGCAGCTATGGTCTGCCCAGGTTTTGATTTGATAGCTCCAAGTTTTTCCACTTTTTTCACCCATTGAGACTTTAGGAATAATGAGATCTTATTAGAGTCAAAGTCGGGTGATTGTCTACTTGCCGCATTGATAAGATTGGCCATGGGTTTGGCAAGATAAGTGTTTTTCACTTCAGCAGCACAGATCTCCCAGGTCTTTTCTTCAAAGTCAACAGGATCGGCAGGCAAGCACATCGCATTATGGTAATTGAAGAAGAGAATGTCTCCAACATCTTTCTTAAGCAAAAATTCTCTGAGGTTTGCTTCAGGAGTTGTTATGGACAATCTAGCTTCAATTGTAGCCCAAAAGAGTGTCTCGTCTTTCGCTTGTTGATGTTGGAAAAGTTGGACCACAGGGTTCTCAGTTTGGATTGTGTTAGAGTGGCCATGATGCTTGTCATAAATTTCCCTAGCAAATTTTTCAGGCAAAGCAGAAGCTAATTTCTCTAAGTTATTTCCATTTGCTACTGGGAAATGTGTAACAGGTGCTTCAGGCTCAGTTGGACTGTCATCAGCAGGCTTAGAATTGAGCATTTCAGTTTTTTCATCTCTATAGACATCAATGAAGGCTTTGAGGTATGGTGTTGCTTCAAGCTTATCCCAAAATTCTGAATTGTTGGGACCAGTATTGATGAAGTGGATGGAATCAACTGCACGAGACAGACAGGTGTACAGAACTCTGTCAGAGCAATGTTGCGTGTGGTTATCAAGGAGAATTTGTACCTTGGGTGCTGTTAAACCTTGGCAACCAGCATAGGTCATGGATTTATGTCCAATGTCTAACATAGCACTCTTTTTCATTTGAGAAGGAACTAAAATTGGCACTTTGCACTTTTGTAAGGCATGTGAAGCAAAAGTGATTTTCAAGTGTCCTTCTTTCTCACTGTAAACACCAAGTTTGTTGGCTAAACTACGGACATTTCTGTGAGTAGCATTTAAATAAAAACCGCAGTAATTAGCGTAGTATGCAACAGCTTCATCTAATGAGGCAATGTACGCTTCATTGTTAGATTCATGGTACACGCTTTGCCTAGAATCACCAGTAAGTATGAAAAGCTCAGTGTTGGCATGGTGAAATAGGTATGCTTCAATGTAGCCAGGTGGCAACTTGGTGTAATCATCAAATATAACAATTGGAAAGCCAGGTTGAATCATTGCTTTCTCAAATGTTTTGATATGCTCCATGGGCAATTTATGGAGTTTGTTTACCCAGTCATTTCTAAGTTCAACAGTGGGTACTACAACAGTACAGCAATCATTTGAATCACCCAATGTTCTCAAGAAGTTTTGTAATGCCTGGGATTTGCCAGAACCTCCGCAACCATGTATGACAACACCTGATTTGACGATGTCTTCATGTTGCATTTTGAAAGCAAAGCTTTCTTTCCATTCTTTGCTTTGGTTGCAGAGAAGTTTGCCAGTTCTGTTATTTTTGATGTCAGAACTGTAAGCACTAGCTCTCCTGTGGCTTATTGGGATGGCATAGACAGCACGCTTAATTTTCCTCAAAGTTTCCACAAGTTCACATGGCAGAGAAGACGGATAGTCAGATCTAGGCTGTGAATTGTTAATGTCTTGGATGGGCTGTATCAAGTTACCATCTGGGCCGTATTGTAATTGATCTCCTTTGAAGCCGTGTGCATTAAGCAATGGGATCCAAGCATTCCAGGGGAGATTGTTATCAGCAGCCTTGGGTTTTGACAATTCCTTATTTGGTTGAAGGTAGCTGCAACTAGCTTCATTTCTTTGTATTTCCAGCTTAGCCACTATATCTTCGATTTCACGGTTTTTAGTGCTGGAAGTGTCAGATGCAAGGCTAGCCCATGTTTTAACATGTGCAGGGGGCAATATTGGTGCCGCTTCGGGGTTAGAGAGTAAAGACTCAATTTCTTGAACAGCTTGCACATGTTCAGCAGATGACATTGCTAAAGATATTTCATTGTTAAGCAATGTTTCATTAGTGCCGGAACTTTCAGGTACATCCTCATTAATCTCAATGCCAAGATTGTTGATGGCATTTTCATAGCTCCGGTGGGGGTCAACAGTGGATTTAAACTCAGGATCAAAGTGAGTGTACTCCACATGCTGGTCCGCTTCTTTGAAATCAGCTAATGTTACTGCGCCTTGTTTGACTAAATTGGTCAATTGTCTTCTTTCTTTGTATGTGGTCGCAGCTTTACAGATTGCCTGGCCAATTTCAGTGTGTGTAGCAATAACTAACTCTTCAGTTTTAATGGTGTAAGAGAAGTCTTTCCATTGAAGAGCAGTTAAAAGTTGATTGAAATCACTTTTTCCCCGAAAGAATTCAATCATGCACCTCCAGTCATGTTGCATGGGTGCAACAAGTTTTTTGAAAAAACTTGATTTGAGCATATTGTCATAGTCGTTGATTGAGCTTAGTTCTGAGACATATGCGAAATAATTGACAATATGTGTAAGTTCATCAGGGTCATACAATTCAAGTTCAGCTGTAGATATAAGTTGCCTTACTTTCGCAAAGATATCTCTTTGTGTCACCTTATTGACAGATTTGACATATAAATACAGCTGAATTGCCCTGGATCTTGGCATGGGCTTTGTGGCATTAACATGTTGGGGATGGAAGATGTTAGGAAAGGTCACAAAGCTATTTTTTTGAAACGTCCTGTATAAAGGTGTTTCAAAATTTCCTCTTTGGAAGAGGAAAAGATGGTTGGCTCCTAAACTCTCCACCATTTGAATGGTTATGGTGTATCGGAGTCCAGTTAAGGGGTCCTGGCCAATGAATCTAGAGTATTTGAGCCAGTCTAATGTTTCATACTTATGAAAGTATGCCCCTCCACCATGAGAACCAGGGATATACTCAAAACCTTCTTCATTGTAATTAATGGAGTATATCGCTGGAAATAAAGATGTTTGTTTGTGGATGGCTTCAACAGGTAAAACGACAGTTGCCATCAGTGTTTTAAGATTGTGGCAACGGTCAAAGAGGTGGGTCACATCAGCTGGTTCCATGAAATGTAGAGAATCGGAGATGTAAGCGATCCTGGTGTTCACGGAGAAACTAGTAGATGTAGATTCCTCATCATACCTGAAGAAATCCTTGGGTTCTATATTGTGATTAACAAAAACATCTTTATGTACAGCAGCTCTTCGCATGTATCTCAGTTTGCTTCTTTTGAGGAAAATGAAGGTAACTTTCTCGTCCTTGGGCAAGTGGTGTCCAACAATTTCTAGCATTCTATTTTCCACAACTTTAGCTGCCGCATGAGTATGTGTTTGGATTGCATGGGGGTTTACTGTGACACCTAAATTCTCAAGGGTGTCTGCTTCATAGTCATTAAGCGCATAAGGACAGTTGATTAGGGATTCCTTGAGCACAGGTCTAACATGTTGGTAAGCAGCTTCACAAATGCTAGATTGTACTTGTGGGTCCCTGATCTTTTCTAAAGTGTTTCTAACACGAGACATAATGTGGTAAAGTGCTTTCGCTGTTTTTCCACGTGGTTATGTTGTGTTTGGTCACTTT